TACCCACGGAATACAAGCCGTTATAAAAGCCGTTAATCCACTTTGTGAACACTTCATAATACCGAACTGTTCCACATCTGAATTAGGACTCATATTGTCGGCAATTTCCCTTGTGTATGGTGTCCTGTCGAAACTGAAAAAACCTGCGTAGTTACTTTCTGCACTGGTTAAATAAATGTTTTGCTCAATCCAATCACTCGGTTCTAATCGTACCGTTTTATAAGAATAAATTTTATCCTGAATCTTTAAAATTGAATTTTTGAAAAGTTGTTGTAGCATTATAATTTAAGTTTTTGAATTATTTCTACCAAGCAGTTTACGACGATGGAGTTTCCGGCTTGCTTGTATGCCTGACTGTCACTTACATCCCATTTGAAATCTTCGTTGAAATCCATCAATCGGAAGCATTCTTTTGGGGTAAGTCTTCTTATTTTATTAAGTAATATTTGATTACCTGAACCCTCACTACTTTTTATTGTTGGACTTAAATCATTAAATACATTAAACCCTTCAAAATGATGTCTATAATTTGCATTTATAGGTTCTTTTATTTCTTTTTTTTTCACCAAAACTCCCTGATTACAAGCCGTGTCCAAAGTCTGTGCTACTCCGTGACCTACACGACCTCTTCTCGTTTCTGAATTAGGATTTGAGAAGTTTATCGAGTCTTCTTCTTCTTCTGCTATGTCGTAGCCTTTTGAGTTGTTGGTTGGAATTTGAATGTAATTATCATCTACTCCCATTTTAAAAACTCTGGCATTTATCGAACTGGATTCTTTTTCAATGTCTTTTGGCTTGAAGTTAAAGCCACTTCCTTTTGATTTTGATGCTTCGGAATGCTTACCTAACCATTCAATCATTTTATCACTCAAAAAATACTTTTCGTCAACTTCACTTTCCAATACGTCTTTCAGTCTTTTAACCAAATGAAATGGCTTTGGAAATGAAAACTCATTATCCGCATCATCACGAATCCCAATTATAAAAATACGTTCACGGTTTTGTGGCACGCCGTAATGTTTTGCGTTTATAACCTGGTAATACACGTGATAGGTTACGCTGTTTTCGTGGGGGAATATCACCGGATTTCCATTTACTGATTTTCCGCCTAAATAATCAATCCATCGTTGAAAAGTTTTTCCATTATCATCACTTAAAAGTCCTTTCACATTTTCAAAAATGAAATAACGAGGATTGTTTTTTAAAATAAATTCGTATGAATTGTAAAACAAAACTCCATTTTTAGAATCTTCTCCTTTTCGTTTTCCAGCAAGTGAGAAACTTTGGCACGGTGGCGAAGTCATGTAAATATCCAAACTTTCTTTTGGTATTTCCCTATCATAAACATTTTCAGGATAGTATTTAGGTTGTCCAAAATTCAAAACAAAAGTTTGACGTGCGTATTTATCCATATCACAAGCAAACAATTCATTGTGTTCAATTCCTAATCTTTGTAAAGCTTGGTTAAACGCTCCAACACCCGAAAAATCGGAACCTGTTTTTATTGGTTTTTTCATAGATTATTTTTTGGTCTCCACCGTGTGTAACAAGTTAACTAAACCCTTGATATCACTGGATTGTTTAAAATGTAGTTTTGTTAGTTTTTCCGTTGCCCTCGATCACGTGTATCTTGAAATTCATCGACTGCGTTTTTCAATTCATAATCCGCATCCGTTTGAGCCTTTTTTATAGCACGTGCAAACACTTCCCTTTGTTTCTTGACAATATTCACCAACGTAGAACGGTTACCCCCAAATTCCTCATTATAAATTGATGCCATATTTTCCATTTCAGATTCAAAACTCTTGAAAACCGCCTGAATATTGATGATAATAATCTTTTCGCACAAATCAACTGGCAATAAATTACCGGCAATCTTTTCTAATTGTATTCGCCTTAGTTCGTTTTCCCGTTCTTTGGCCTCGGCCGTGGCTATTTTGGTACGTAAATCTAAATCTTCATACTGCTTTTGAGTTGCTGTCAATCCAGTTGGTTTCTGGACCACTCTTTTTTCCTTGGTTCCGACCTCTTTTTTATCTGGTTTTGTACCGATTTTTGCAATTTGCTTATTAAAAAACAATCGATTTACAGCATTTTCAGTGTCGATTTTTCCATCTGTACCCTTGATTATTTTTCCTCTTTGAGCATTAACCTTAGCAGTATTATAAGGCATTCCCATAGACTCCGCAAACTCACTTAAACTTAATATAGCCATTGTTTTTGTTTTTTGTACCCACAAAGATAATCAGAAAGGTACATTTTAAGGTACACAATCGAAAAAAGGTTTATGATTGAGCAAAACGAATTAATTGAAGATAGTGTACATTATGAGTGCCAGAATTGCGGGGGAGAAATACATCAATCTCAAAAATACGCTTTGAATTTATCAGGAAAATGGATTCCGACAACCAAACCAAAAAGACCAGGAATAAGAAGCTATCAATTGAACTCGATTATTTTGCCGCCCGGATTTGTTAGCTGGATAAAATTAGTTTACGAATGGTTGGAAGCTTGTCCACCTGATGGAAGTATTGACGAAGGGAAATTGAAAACTTTTATAAATACACAGTTGGGTCAAGTTTGGGAAGAAAAGGGAACGACACCACGGGTACACGAATTAATGAACAATGTTAGAAGTTATGAAATTGGAACTATTCCGGATGTTACGTGTGCGAATGATGGAAACGGAAAAATAGTGTTGATTACAATGTCCTGCGATTTAGGTGGAGTTATGGAACCAAACAACGAGGATGTAAGATTGGATTGGGAAATAGTGGCACACAGTTCCACGGGGGCAACGTACAATATCAATCACGGTTCAATTGGTACTTTTAAACGTTCCAGAAAAAAGACCACAAGGGATAAAGAAAATGAATCCAATAGAGATAAATGGACTTATAGCTTTGGGCAAAAATTTAGTGTTTGGCCGGTATTAAAAAAAATAATAGATGATTCTTTTATTGGACAAAGTGGGGATGCTTTTGACATTGACATTACATTGATTGATACAGGTCACTTTACAAGATTGGCTTATGATTTCATTAATAGCGTTCAAGATTCGTGCGTTTTGGGTATAAAAGGATATGCTGAGGAAGAATATAGAAAGTTATCCAAGGATACACCAATAATAAGCCGTTCCCGTGAAATGGTTGGCAAATTGTATCTTTTGCAAGTAAATCAATTAAAAGATATTTTGGCATCAAATATGAAGCTTAAAATGGGTATGGATGGGTACCAACCAGCAGGATTTATGAACTTTCCACAACCATCGTTAGGTAAATATAATTTACGTTCCTACTTTTCGCATTACGAGGGCGAGCATCGTACAGAATTGAAAAAAGGAGATACGATAATTGGATATGCGTGGAAGAAAAAAAATAGTTCAGTTGAGAATCACTTTTTCGATTGTGCAGTTTATAACATTGCAGCACGTGAAATTTTCATTGACTTTTTAAGGCGTTCGAATACAAAAAATAGTAAGTTAACTTGGGAAGATTATGTACTTATGTTAAGTTAAGTTACAATTTTTTTAATAAAAAACACAAAAATATTTGTTTATTACAAAATAACTTGTAATTTAGCCAAATGAAATAACGTTTCGCAGCCTTGTACTGCCGCCTATGCGGTTTAGTAGATTTTGGCGGTAGTTCAAGACTGCTGTTAGTGGCATACCACGTAAAACTTTAAAGATTATGGATACAGGAGCATATATGGCTAACCAAATGGATGACCAAATAACAGCATCGCAACATCAATATGATGAATTTTGTGATAAAACAGAAAGAGAAATGACTGAATTTATAAAAGAATGCGGTTATACTTTTGATTCAGAACACATTTTTACCGAATACAGTACTAAATATTCAAAAGGATATTATGTAAGTCACACAACTAAAATTGTGATAAAACAATTTGAAGAAAAATTGAAATTGATTTATGGACAATAATGGGCGGTTGCCACTAAACGGCGGAGCATAAACGAAGGCAATTGCCGATAATGACCAATAATTAAATTAATAAAAAATAATAACAAAATGAGAAAAATATTAAAATTCAAGACCCAATTAATTGCTTTTGTTTATGCTATGTTAGTGGCAGTCTTTTTGATCGGATGCAAAGAACGTCCAAAACAATATGAAACCAAACAGACTGTTATAAATGCAAAAGCAATTGTAAAAGTGAAAGGAACAGATAAATTTATTTTATCATTTTCAGATGGTGAGAGCGAATATTGTTCATTCGGTGAATATAATAAATATAAAGTTGGTGATACTTTATGTTGGAAACGCGAAAAAGGATGGTTATGGTATATGGTAGATTGCCACTAACGCCCATCGCTACACTTTCGGCTTGGGGTAAACAAGCGAGGTTCTTCGGATGAAGAAAAATAACTACAAATACAAAACAATATTAACCCATTGCCGAATGCAAAAGCTGAAATGTAGCGATTGTTAGTGGCATACCACGTAAAAATTTAAGATTATGGAAATTAAAAAAATTATGCAGGAAATCCACAAAAACAATGTGGAAAAAGGATTTTGGGAAGACAAAGAAACTAAAAACGTTGGAGAAGTTTTAATGTTAGTTGTTTCAGAATTATCAGAGGCTTTAGAAGCTGACAGAAAAGGTAATCGTGTAAAATCTAGTGATGTTTCTTGGATGGAAGCAAGTCAAGATGAATCTCATTTATACGACGAACATTTTCCTGATACAATTAAAGACACTTTTGAAGATGAAATTGCCGATGCTGTTATTCGTTTATTTGATTTATCTGAAGGATTTGGAATTGATTTAGAATTTCACATCAAACATAAATTAGAATATAATAAAAGAAGACCGTTCAAGCATAACAAGGCTTATTAGCTACAATACTGGCGGTTGCAACTAACGGTTCGAGTATTGCCGAAGTGCGGGCATAACAGCACTAAAGTTTAGTTGAAAAACAAAAGTTTATGACAGATACAAAAGTTACATTGGAAAACGAAACCCCGCATTTTGGCAATACTATGTTAGCTGCTACTGCGGATGGTTTACGAAAATTTATTTGGGTGGGGTGGAATAAACACTTTAAACAGTATTGGGTAAGTGAGCCATTAACAACACGCCAATTACTTGAACGAAAATATCCTTCATTCTTTAACATTGAAAATGATAACTGCATTTTCGTGATGGAAATTTTTGAAGGTGATACTCTTATTTACTATTCAAAAAGTTCAATGAGTAGTATGACTGTTAAACTTGAAAATGGTGTGTTTGTCGGTGAAGGACCATTTAATACCCACCCACTAGAAGTTTATTTCAATGCAACGGATTTTGTCAATATGGAACGGGATGGTAGCAGTTGCAGGTAACGGAGTCCCCGCTTTGCGCAGTACCAATAAAAGCTTTAGCTTTGAATTGGTATTGCTCAAAGCGGGTGATGGGAGAAGTCAGCGATAGCGACTGCTTCCATTACCCAGCGTAGCGGGGACTCCGATGGGCAAAAGGAGCGTAGCGGATTTTGCCCATCGGTTCGCTTGTATGGTTAGTGCGGAAAAATAAACCGAAATACTCCATACAAGACCTATCAATCCAAGTACAGACAAACCTTTAAATTAAACACAATACCGCATTAACTATACAAGCTGTTAGTTTTCAGTTGCGGGATTTTAAACGAATTATTTATGCCGATAGATTATAAAAAATACCCGCCAAACTGGTTAAAAGAAATTAGACCAAGAATTATGGAAAGAGCAAATAATACTTGCGAGTGCGAAGATTGTGATTTTAAACATTTAGAAGAAGTTTGGGCGGTAAAAAGAAATGGAAAAACACAAGGTTGGTTCAGAGATTTTGAAGAAGCGGATAAAATGCCTAAAAGTGGCGAAAGCAAAAAGAATCCTAAAACTGGTCGAGTTGAATTAGTTCCAAATCCTAAAAAAGTAAAAGTAATCTTGACAATTGCACATTTAGACCACGATGAAACAAATCACGATGTTGCAGACGAAAGATTAATGGCAATGTGCCAATTATGCCATTTGAGATATGATGCTAAAGAAAAATATCGTCGTTTAAAAGATAAATGTAGCAATTGAAACTAACGTATCGGTGCTATAAGAGGATTTTCGGAAAGCAAAAAACCATCTTTCAAATAAGCCAAAACAAATCAAGTACAAACAGATAATTAAATTAAAAAACTAACCCGACTATTGCATAACCGCTGTTATGGTGCGTTGTGGGTCGCTAAACGAAAATAAGATGGCAAAAACATATGGACAATTAGCAGATGGTATTATTGACTTAAAAGATTTTGAATCAAAAGTAGCCGAACAATTAAAAATGTATCCTTTTTTACCGTGGCAAAACAGAAAAACAGCTAATCTGGTTAGGAAACTTTACAAAAAAGGTTATAACATTGCAGACACGGTTGGGCTGGTAATTTTAAATTCTTAAAAACAAAAATATGAAAAAAGGAGTAGAATTAATCGCTATCGAGCGAAAAAGACAAATTGAAGAGTTAGGGTATGATTATACAAATGACGCTTTGTATTATGACGATCAATTAGCGATAGCAGGGGCGATATATGCTTTTCCAAAAGAGAAAAGAGGCCAAACAGTTTGGTTAAAAGAATCGTGGTCAGATATTGTTGGCTTATTCTGGCCGTGGGAGAAAAAATACTGGAAACCAACACCAGAGGATAGAATCAAGGAACTTACAAAAGCTGGTGCTTTGATAGCAGCTCAAATAGATTGGTTGTTAGATTGTAATAAATAAGCAATGCACCATAACGTATCGTGGCTTTGTGATGTTGCCGAAAAAACACACACTAAACTTTAAATTTAAGACAGATTATGAAAGCACAAAATAATAATTCAGAGTTGCCAAATGAAGGCAATAGCTCAAAACCGCTGTTATGCGATGGTTTTATTGCTGTTTTAGACGAACTTCCAAAAACAGAAGAGCAATTAAAAGGTAAAGGAAGTAGATATTTCTCTCCAAAATTAATGGTTGTTTCTGGTAAAAGAAAATATGTGGCATCTTACCAACCGCATAGAAATTTATTTTACAGAAATAACAGTCTTTTTAGAGAGGATTACGGTCATTTAAATGTTTCACATTGGCGGTACTTGTAACTATCGCATAACGTTCCCGTGCTTTGCCTTCGGTACTGTGCAAGTACAAAATAATACTTACCTAATCACTAATAATAAAAAATTAAGAATATGAATACAGAAGAAAATAATAAAAGTACTGAGGCAAAACACGTGTTATGTGATGTTTTTTCTTTTGGGATTTCCACTAAAAAAGACACGCTTACTTTGAGAAAATCTACTTATAAAATTTTACCTAAAATAAAATTCAAAAGGAAAAATGAAAAGAGAATACTTTTAGAAAAAATTGATATTGCAAGTCATAAAATAAACATTCCATTTGAACTTAAAAAAGTATCAAGGTCAAGAAGCTGGTTAGGAAATGGATTTCAAAGCGATGATATAAATTGTTACTCTGAATGGGAAGAAGAAATTAAAGTTTATAATAAGGATAAACTTTCGGATTTTATAATTAATTGTTTTAAAATACAAAATATAGATTTTGATGGACGCACTTCTCAAAATATCACATAACGCCCTGCCACTTGGTGCGGTTGGGATTAAGCCATCCAAATTAATAACTACAAAAACAATAATTATGACACAAAACAAAACTATCAACGGATCAGGCAGTACAACAAAAATTATAGATGGTCTAGGACAGCAAAGTATAGTAGTTTTCTATCCATTTAATTATCAATTTAAAACAGCAGGTGAGCATACAATAACATTTACATCTGGCGGAGTATCTGCAGAGGTGAAAGTGAGCGTAGAGGCATCTGAAAATTAACACTATGGACAAATCAAAAGCGTTTTTAGAATACGTGGTTGCTTCTCTCGTCGAGTTTCCGAATGACGTGCATATAGACTCTCAGACTGACGAAATGGGCGTACTCCTTACTCTTCATGTGAACAAAGATGATATGGGTAAAATAATTGGACGAGAAGGGAATACAGCAAAAGCAATCCGAACGTTACTACGAGTGATTGGAATGAGAACAAATGCTCGGATTAACATGAAGATAGCAGAACCAGAGGGTGGACTTAAAAGCCCTGTTCTTGCACCTTCAGGAAAGAGAGGATATGCATCACTAGACGATGCTGTAGAAGCAATAACATAAATCATGAAAATAATTGAGCGAGAAATATCAGAAATAATTCCCTATTCAAAGAATGCAAAAAAGCATGATAAAAAACAGGTGGAGAAAATCGCTCAAAGTATCGTAGAGTTTGGGTTCAATCAGCCAGTAGTCGTAGACAAAGAAAACATCGTTATAGTCGGTCACGGAAGGCTCGAAGCAGCGAAGCAATTGAACATGACAAAAATACCAGTGCTACAGCTAGATCTTCCATCAGACAAGGCAAAAGCATATAGATTGGCCGACAATAAATTAAACGAGAGTGATTGGAACATGGAACTGGTTATTGAAGAACTCAAATCACTAAATCTAGCTGGTTTCAACATAACTCTTACGGGGTTCGGTAGAGATTTGATACTAGAACCAAAGAAATGGGATGATGATATTCCTGAGAAAGCTCCTCCAGTGACACAACTTGGTGATCTATATGTACTGGGGGGGGGTTCATCGAGTTTTGTGTGGGGATTCTACAAACAGCGAGTCTGTCAAAAAACTTATGGATGGTAAACGAGCAAACATGTGTTTTACTGATCCTCCTTACAACATAAACTATGGAAATATAAAACATTCAAAGTTTAAGCAGAGGGAAATAGAGAATGACAATATGACAAGACAGGAGTTTATGGATTTTTGCAATGCGTTTGCTTCAAATATAAAATTATTCTGTGATGGGATTATTTATTGTTGGGCAGGTCCAGGTGCAGACGGAAGGATAATGTTTACCGTTTTAGATAATATATTTCATTGCTCTACAATGATTGTATGGAATAAAGACCAATTCACATTAGGAAGAGGTAAATATCAAAATAAGCATGAGGTATGTTGGTTTGGATGGAACGTAAATGGAAGTGCTTTTATAGAAGACAGAACATTAACCAATGTTTGGGATTTTCAAAGGCCTAAAAAATCAGAATTACATCCAACAATGAAGCCTATAGAATTAGTTGAAAACGGATTAAATCATTCAAGCAAGCA